CGATCCGATTACATGCGGAAAAAAGATCGCATCCGCATATATTCGCATGGCGGATACAAGAGCGGTTGCAAGAGCATTGAGGTTTTATACAGGTACGGGCATGACAGCCTTAGAGGAGCTACCAAATGGATAACAAAATTTTGAGTGTTGGCGGATATGCCAAAAAGACAAAAGGTACACGATCGCCGGCGTTGCCGGTTGTGTTTCCTGCTGAAATGCTGGCAATGATTCGCGAGATTGCAAAGTCACAAGGTGTAAGTGCGGGTGAGATTGTACGAATCGCATGTGATCAGTATTTGCGAAGAGGTGCCAAATGAAAAAAGAAGAGGTTGCGGCCGTATGGGAAAGCATCGATAATCTTGTACCGTGGGATCAAAATCCAAGATTGAATGATCATTCAGTGGATAAGGTTGCTACCAGCATCAAGCGTTTTGGGTTTGGTGCGCCCATCGTAGCAAGAAGGGAAGACAAGATGGTTATTGCTGGCCACACGCGCCTTAAAGCGGCAAAACAACTGGGACTTGATGCGGTTCCTGTGCGATACCTTGATCTTGATCCCGCTGATGCAAAAATGCTCGCACTTGCGGACAATAAGATTGGTGAGATTGCGGATTGGGATAATGATGAGCTTGATCGTATCATCAATGATCTTGCACTGAGTGCGGGAGATATGGAAGATCTTGGTTGGAATTCATCAGACCTCGATAATCTTTTTGAGCCTGTATTTGATGGCCAAGAAGATGAGGTGATTGAGGTTTGCGATGACGATCCAATAAGCAAATTGGGTGAGGTGTACGAACTTGGGAATCATATTCTGGTCTGCGGAGATTGGAGAGACGAAACTTTAAGACAATCTGCTTTTTTAAGATTGCATCCAGAGGCAGGTATTCATGATCCGCCATACGGTATAAGTGTAGTAAAAAATGGATCAATAGGAGGTAATGGATCAATAGGAGGTAGTGGAATTGTTAAAGCAAATAAATATAAACCAATCTATGAAGACGATCAGCCTTTTGATCCTACTGAACTATTGGAAATAATACCCAACAGCATATTATGGGGTGCAAATTACTATAGCTCAAAGCTAAAGGATACGAAAGGATGGATTGTCTGGGATAAGAAAGAAAAAGATTGGGATGATAATTTTTCCGATGCAGAATTAGCATGGACTATTAATGATTGTCCTCTGAAAATATATAGATACATGTGGATGGGTGCATTAAAAAAGGGGGATAGAAAATTAGAAGGTAAAAGAGTTCATCCGACACAAAAACCGGTCGGATTGATTGCACAAATTATCAATGATTATTTTTCAAAACATAATGTAATTGCAGACTTTTATCTTGGGAGTGGAACAACTTTAATTGCTTGCGCCCATATAAAGAAAAAATGCATTGGCTTTGAAATAGAGAGATCTTACTGCGATGTAATACGCAAAAGATGGTACAAATACGCCAAAGAAAACAATCATGATGTTGGGGATGGTCTTGATGGCTAGACGTACCAAACTCAATGCGGAAGTACAGCGCAAGATCTTGCAAGCGATTCAAGCGGGATCCACATATGAGATTGCGGCAAACTTTGCGGGCATATCAAGAACGACGTTGTTTTACTGGATGCGCAAAGGCGAGGAGCAAAACAAAGGAATATATCGAACATTTTTGAACGAATTCAAAAGAGCGGAAAGCATGGCATGTGTTGGATCACTTGCTGTCATAAACAAAGAAGCGCGCGAGGGCAATTGGCAAGCTGCCGCATGGTTGCTCGAAAGAAGATTCGGGTATTCGCGCGAGGGTACACCACCTGTACAAATTACCATTGACGCTGAATCGGTTGACGTGCAACAACTAATCAGCGAGTATAAAAAAGAAATTGCACCCATCATAGAAAAGCCAATCATCGATCTTGATGAAGAATAACAACAACCAACGGAGGGCAACATGCTCACAAAAAAAATAAAAGAACATCTAGCATTGCGAGGTAACCCATCACCGGCAAAAGAAGCAAAGATCCTTACATATCTTAACAGCAACAGAAATAAAATTGTTACAATCACTGAGATATTAGAGCATTACAATGTCACAAGTGGACAATTTTATAGTGCCGCCTATTCTTTAGCTGAGAGGGGTTTGATTGGTTTTGCTGATCGCCTATATCATATATTTTTGCAACACAAAGAAACCAAGAAGATTCACAAAAGAAACCGGTTTGTTGTATGGCACAAAGATTATGAGGTACAAATACCAATCCGGCCACAATTTGCATCATACCAATCAAAAAATGATCAACCTTCTCTTTTTGGTGATAACATCAACGAACTATCCAATGATGAATTATCAAAACTTATCGAGAGGGCGCAAAAATTGAAACTTGATCGTGAGTTAGATAATCGATATGCGGGCGGCATGGCACATGTTGTGGATCCCATAAAAGAAGCACTATCCGGATATGGTGTATCGGATCCCGTTGCACTTGTGCATGCCGGTGATGATGCAACGTTTATCACCATGAGCGCAACAAAAGCAATGCCCATCAAAATAACCATCAAACAAAAAGGTATGCCCGTTGTACAGACCATTGAGTGTGATCACATCACTGTACATGGTGTGCCGGTTGTCGCTACGTTGCAAGATGCCTATGTGAGAGCACAACAGTAATGCAATACAAAGCCCGCAATCAGCTTGTTAACATCGTCAAGACTTACCCTCTTGCGGTGTCGCGGTTGTGGGTGCCTTATTGCCATCGATGGGATGGGAAAGGCAAAGAGAGCGAAAGGGCGCGCGGTTGTGGCAATGCAATGGATATGATCGGTTTGGGTGTGTATCGTTGCGCTCAATGCGGTATCGAGGAAAAAAGAACATCACAAAGAGAAGCCGCGATCCGATTTATTGCAACCGATGAAGCTTTTTTGTGTACCGGTGGAAACCGAGCGGGCAAAACGCAATTTGGTGCACAGCTGGCCGTTGCAATTGCTGCGGGTCGTGATGAGTGGTACGTGCAAGAATGGCTACGAATCAACAACCTACCAAAAGACCTTATCCAACGCAAGCCGCAAACGGTTTGGTATGCCGCTTTGAGTTATGGTGATGCCTTGGAATATGGCCGGCCAAAGCTTGAACAATACGCACCAAGCGGCACAAAGTATACAAGATGGCGCGCGCAAGATCGGGCATCAATGAGGTTGCCCAATGGTGGCCGCATTGTATCACTATCAGTGGAAGCGGGGCGCGAAAAATTCCAAGGCGCAAGCGTAAAGTTTGTATGGCTTGATGAAGAGCCAAGCGTTGAGGTTTTTGAAGAGTGCATGCTTCGTGTTGTGGATACCAAAGGCAAGATCTTGATCACAGCAACACCGCTCAAAGGATTATCTTTTCTGTATGACTTTTTTGTGGACAACCCGCCAAGCGGATTCAATCGTTATGCATTGAGTGGATTAGACAACCCGTACATATCGAGCAACAAGCTTAAAAGAGCGGTTGCACATCTCAGCGAAGCAAGCCAAAACGCGCGCCTTTTTGGTATGTTTACAAGCCAAAGCGGTTTGGTGTATCCAGAGTTTGATCGGGCTGTACATGTGATCAAACCGTTTGCGATTCCCGATCATTGGCCGCGTGACATTTGTATAGATTTCGGAGTCCGGAATCCCTTTGTGGCACTTTGGATTGCACATGATGAGGATAATGATTGTCTGTATGTATATAGAGAGTATTTCAAGACAGAAAAAACCACGCTCGAAAATGGACGCATGATCATTGCTCTTGGCGCAAAAGATCCCGATCTCAGATGGATTGTTGCGGATCCAGAATCGAAAGATGGGCGGTTGTTGTTGTCGCGTGAATTGGGATTGCATACCAAAAAAGCACCGAAGCATTACGGAGTAATGGAGACGATCAACCTTGTGAAGGATCGCTTGAAACTCAATGCGGAAGGTGTGCCCGCGCTCATGGTATTCCAATCATGCAAAGAACTGATCAAAGAGTTTCGTAAGTACAAATGGAGCAAGACAAAAGGTAAAGATAGGCCAGACAAACAGCATGATCATGGTCTTGATGCCTTACGCTACGAGATCGCTTTTTTGTACAGATTCCGCAAGCATCGATCATGAGACTTGTACCACTCAAACGAAAGCAAGCGCAAGATTTTGTGAACAAACACCATAGGCATCATAAAGCTCCTATTGGTGATATTTTTCGCGTGGGTCTGCAAGATGGCGATAAGCTGATAGGCGTTATTATGGTTGGCCGCCCTGTATCTCGGTATCTTGATAACGGCACAACACTAGAAGTTAACCGCCTTTGTGTTTTAGATGGGTATAAAAACGCATGCTCAAAACTTTATGCAGCTGCGGCAAAGGCCGGAAAAGCTCTAGGATACAATCATATACTCACATATATCTTATGTACCGAAAAGGGCACATCACTTCGCGCGGTTGGTTGGAATATGGAGGGAACGACAAAAGGTAAATCATGGAATTCACCAAGCCGACCACGAGAGCAAAAATCATTATTTCAACAATTCGATAAAGTTAGATATGGGCGCAATCTTTAACAAGCACAGATCGTGATAACAGAGTACAATGATTTTGTATTTGAGGTGCATACATGGAAGAGACGCAAGATGAAAGAGATCCTCAGCTGATCGAATGGCGGATACTGGATAGCGTGAAGCTTTTGAGCAAAAGTATTGATGCTCTTGTACGGTTGCAAATTACAATCATGGGATTGCGCGCAAGGTTCCGAAATGAGATCGGTGTTTTCAAATCGGAGTATCCACAAGCCATGCAAGATGATCTCTTGTATGCACTAATCAAAGATGATGCATTGCCATTGGAAGAAATTTTAATAGCTTTTGATCTCAATAAACCACGCTTTGAGCGTGAGATTGCAAGGATCCAAAAAGAAAAGCAAAAATAAATAATCTTTTTTACACATTATAATATAATCATGTTATACTCAATGTACTAACAACAACCCCAAACAAAACAGGACAACAAAATGACAAACCAAGAAGAAAAAGCAAAATTCCAAAAAAAATTAACATCATTCGGAGCATCAATAACAAAAGGAGATCTTGAGAGATTAGGTTTTGAGTTTGCCAAGATAAACAATAAAGAAGTGATATTGAAAGACAGCGTTATCAGTTACCGATTATTTCGTAGCTCGTGTTTTTGCGAAAAAACCAAAACCTTTAAGAGAAATCTTGATCGAGAGCAACAATTGGATTGGATAAAAGAAAGAGAAGAAAAGTAAACAACCAACCAAGCCCACACAAGGCCGCGAAATGCGGCCATTGTTGTATTTGGGCAATCTCTTTGTTATCGTGCTATAGTACAAACGAGAGGTGACATGATGAGAAAAGATTTACCCGCAAAACCGCTTACATTTTGGCAACGTATA